CATGATTCTCACGAATCCGACCACACTAAAACCGCTATCACAAAAGCAACCCGCCGCGAAAGCTACGATGCAGTGCTGCCGAAGGTAAAAGACCGCAGCCGCCTGATCCTTGAAACGCTCGGATCCAGATCCATGACAGTGAGCGAGATCACCGACGAGCTGGTGGCAGCGGGAAGGATCCCCTACTACAACCGCAACTATGTGGCCCCTCGCCTCTCCGAGCTCAAAGACATGGGCGTCGTGGAAACCTGCGGCCGCAGACAGTCCACGCACTCCACGGCCACCGAGGCCGTGTGGCGCAGGAAGGAGCAGGCATGAGGAAGGACGACAACGGAGCGGCCCAGCTCAAAGCATACGAGAACCGCGACAAGATCAAACCCGGCGACGCCTTCGCGTGGCACTTCGCTGAAGGTTACAGCACAAGCGGCAAGCTGCCGAGAAAGTACATGCCCGTGTCAGAGGGCTGGGAAGGCGACCGGACGCTGTGGATCTGCCGCGTATATGAAGGCCGGAACGGCTACGGCCCCTTCGTGGACTACTGGCTGAACGCCGACGGCATTTACAAGAGCACAGCGAAGGGCTGCCTGATCATCAACGGGCCCGACGCCTTCAAAATGGGGAGGGCTAAGACATGAAAGCGATCACAGTCTGGCAGCCGTGGGCCTCTCTGCTGGCTCAGGGCGAGAAGAAATACGAGACGCGAAGCTGGCCCACAAAATACCGGGGGCCTATCGCAATTCACGCAGCTATGAAGGATCCGGTGAAGGTGCCGATCACGCCGGGCCTTGACAAGTACGCAAACGGCAACGAAGTGATCGGGAGTTGGCTTTTCCTCCCGACCGGCGCGATCCTCGCGATCGGCGAGCTGGTGAACGTCTGGCACATAGTCTACCACCCCGGCACCGACGTGGACGTCGCGAAACATATCGACGTAGGCGCGGAAAGCCTCAGCACCGACAAACACGCTCCAGACTTCGGCGACTACTTCGTGCCAACCGAGAAGAAGCTCGCCCTCGGCGACTGGACGCCGGGCCGGTACGCATGGGAGATCAAGATCACCGAGCTGCTGGAGTACCCGGTGGCCGTAAAGGGCAAACAGGGCCTCTGGAACTGGGACGAAAAGCGCCCGGAGATCCCAGACTGGAGAAGAACGCCGGGCGGCTATGTCAAAATCTGCCGGAACCCGATCACCGGCGAACCATTAAACCTATAAGGAGGACACAAACATGGCATACAAGCCGAAGATCGTCACCGGCAAGGTGACAGGCACGGGCTGGCTCATTGACGGCCATATGCTCTATTTTTCACAGTGGGACTACGACCGCGACAGCTGGCACCTCTATGGCTGGGACGACGCGGACGACGAGGCCGTCATGCTGACGGTATGGCAGACCGAGAACGAGGCAGGCCTCAACACCTGCGACGCGCTGGAAGCCTTCACGGAAATGTGGAAGGCGAAGGAATGGGAGCCGCAGGGCGCGTTCGCTCTCCCACTCGATCAGGTGGAAGTCGTAGAGGTGAAGCAAGAGGAAGAACCGGACGAGAACCGCGACAAGCTCCGGGCCGCCGGGATCGACCTCGCACCGAGAAAACAGACCGACAAGGGCGGGATCCTCTGCCTGCCTATGGAGAAGAACCTCAACGGCGACGTAAAGGCCAAGCACCCGGACTGGAAGCTGATCGCCTGCCTGTCCTGCGGCCGCAAGTGCTGGAAAATGCCGGAGGCCGACAGGCTGGTGAAAGCTCAGGGCGTGCAGCTGCTCTGTACTGAGTGCGCACTGAGGGCCGGGTTGATCCAGCCATACCGCCCGAACTCCACTCCGAAGCCCGGCGGGAACCGAGCACAGCGAAGGAGGGCCAAACATGCAAAAAGATCATAACGCAGCCGCGTGGCTGATCTTCTACATTGTGGGCGACTTCGCATGGATCGCCCTCATGGCCGTGAAGGCCTGCGGGCTTGCCTATATTATGGGCTGGCTGCCGCTGGCCCTCGGCGTCGTCTGGATCCCGGCTGCCCTCGTTCTGGTGGCTCTCGCAGCGGCCAAGGCCATGATCCTGATCGGCAGAGCCTCGAAGCGGTGTCAAGAGTGGAAACGCCGCCGGAAAATCGCCCGGACGCTCTGGGAGGCCATGCACGGGCTCACACTGAACAGCGTCGGCCCGATCTATGGTGTGCAGCGTAAAGCTGGAGAGCTAAACAAGGACTACGAGCGCCGGATCCTGAAAGCGGCCCTCGCCGTGGACAAGGTAAACCTCACGGCACCGCTCACGCAGCCGATCAGACCGGCCACCGGGCTGAAACTTGACGCGATCGCAAAGAAACAGGGCCTCAACCGCAGGCCCGGAGAGTCAGACGCAGCCCTACAAGAGAGGATCCGCACGGCCGTGATCGAGAAGCTGGAAAAGAGGACAGGCCATGGAATATAAAAGTGAAGCAGAACCAAAGGCCCTCGCCGGAGGCGTCCCGGTATTCTGTGCACACGACGAGATCGTGCCGATCGAGAAGCTGATCCCGAACCCGAAGAACCCGAACAAGCACCCGGACGAACAGATCCAGCTACTCGGCCGGATCATACGCCAGACCGGCTGGAGGCAGCCGATCACCGTCAGCACCCGCTCCGGCTTCATAGTGAAGGGCCATGGCCGCCTTCTGGCCGCCCGGCTCGAAGGACTGACCGAGGCCCCGGTGGACTATCAGAACTACGCCAGCGAGGCCGAGGAATACGCAGACCTCACGGCAGACAACCGGATCGCAGAGCTGAGCGAGATCGACCAGAAAATGCTCGCGGACATTTTCGCGGACATTGACACCGGCGAGCTGCCGCTGGAGCTGACCGGCTACACCGACGAGGAAGTGGAAAGTCTCGTCACCGCACTGAGCGAAGCCATGCACAAGGACGGGCTCGCAGATCCCGACGCGATCCCAGAGCTGGAGGAAGGCGATCCGATCGTCACTCAGAAGGGCGACCTCTGGATCCTCGGACGACACCGTGTTGTCTGCGGCAACTCCACCGACGAGGCAGACATGCGCCTACTGCTGGACGGGGCCGAGCCGGAGATCCTGCTCACAGATCCACCCTACTGCTCCGGCGGTTTCCAAGAGTCCGGCAAGGCGTCCGGCTCGATCGGTACAAAGCGCAGCGACGGCAAGGGTAGGCAATATGCGCCGACGATCAGCTCCGACAACCTCAGCACGCGAGGCTATTCAGTGCTTATGAAGGCGATCCTCGGAGCGGTGCCGGTAAAAGTGGCCTATATTTTCACGGACTGGCGCATGTGGACGTATTTATTCGATCTGGTGGAAGCCTCCGGGCTCGGAGTGAGGAACATGATCGTCTGGAACAAGAAAACGCCCGGCATGGGCATGGGTTGGAGGGCTCAGCACGAGCTCGTCATGTTCGCCCACCGGACAAAGCCAAAGTGGGACAACCATAAGGGCTACGGGAACGTGATCGAGGCCACACGCTCAGGAAACGAGCTGCACCCGACACAGAAACCCGTCGAAGTGCTGGAGCAACTGCTCGACAATACCGAGTGGGCCGAGGGAGTTCTCGACACCTTCGGAGGATCCGGCACAACCCTGATCGCTGCCGAAAGTGCGGGGCAGCCGTCCTACATCATGGAAATGGAGCCGTCCTTCGTGGACGTGATCGTGCGCCGGTACATCAAAAGCACCGGGAAAGACAAGATCCAGCTCGTCCGAAAGGGCAAAACAGTGGCCCGCGACCACTACGCGCACTTTTTCGCGGAATAAGTAACCAACACAAATGGAGGTGGAGCCCATGCAGGCGAAACAACGGGAGCCGAAGGAAACGGACGCAATAAAGGCAAAGCTGGAGAGCTATGCCGCGCTCCAGCGGAAAATTGACAACCTGATCGAAAGGCTGGACACCTTCATGGCGACCATGGGCTCGCCTTCCACGCCTAACTTCAGCGGTATGCCAAACGGAGGCGACGACGGTACGAGCAAGATCGAGAGGCAAGTCGAAAAGAAGGACGAAATGGAGCGCAAGCTCGACGCCCTGATCCGCAAGGAGCGGGCACTTCGGCAAGAGCTGGAGCACCTGATCGAGCAGCTGGAGATGCCCGACGAGCAGACCGTCCTCGAAATGCACTACATAGACGGGAGCCGCTGGTGGCCTATATGCGCTGCCCTGTTCTCCCAGAACACTGACTATGACGAGAAGGCCGAGAAGTACCTAAAACGCACCTTCAAGATCCACGGCTCAGCTCTCCAGCACATAGCGAGGGTGTACCAACAAACAGAACAGCAATAAAGAAGCCCGCCAGAAGCCACCAGAAGGCCGACGGCGGGCTTTTTCTGTGCAGGGGTAGAAAAAAATACCCACCCACGGCCAGAACGGCCGCCAGAGAGGCAGCCAGAGGCCGCAGCGGGGATAAAAAGGGACAAAAAGGGATTGAAAGAGACACAGCCACTCGTGCATAACCTACAATAGCGGGCGACCGGAGGACGACCAACGAACGACCGAAAAACAGCCAAGGACGCCAGACTGAGCCAAGCGCTCAGCCGGGCGTTTTTGTATGCGCTACCTTCCCAGAAAAAACGGGGAGGGGGCCAAATTTCTGAAAGGAGGGCTGCGCAGTGGGCGACCTGTTTTATACCGGTGCGGCAAGACGCACGAGCGGAGCCTTCTCCGTGACTATGAAGAACGGCGACAAGCTGCTGCGCAAGCTCCAGAAATTAGAGAACGGGGGCGAGACAGCAATCAAGCGCACCGTGTCGGACTTCACCTCCAGAGCGCCCGGCTGGGTATCGAAGGGGATCCGGCAGCATTATGGCGTGGACACCGCCGCGATCAAAGACGCAGGCCCTAAAACAAAAAAGGGGGCCACCCACATAAAAGTGTCCGGGGTATCTGTTGACGGGGCCACGCTCGAATACAAAGGCCGAACGCTGACGACGACGCACTTCAACCAATCGCCAAAAGCTCGACCAAGCGGACAACAGGCCCACTTCATAAAAGTGCCGGGCCAAGCCGTAAACACAGCGGGGGGCTCTCCCGTCGCAACGATCCACCCTCCCAAAAAGTACACCGTCAAGGCCACGATCCTGAAAGGCGGCCGCGCTTCCATGAAGCCCGGAACATTTATCGCCAGCGGAAACGGGGGGAGCACCCTCCCCTTCCAGAGAACCGGGGAGGGCCGGACTCCGATCGAAGCAGTGCGCACCCTCTCCGTGCCGCAGATGATAAGCGGCAAGGCCAAGGACACGATCGAGGAAATGATCAGCGAAAAGCTGGAAGCCCGCTTCGAGCACCACATAGCACAGGCCATGAAGTAAGGCCCACGCCCGCGCGTATAAAGGTCAAGGCTTCAGGCTGAACGAACAAAGAAAAAGAAAACAAAATCAAAAAGAATTTTTCGATTCAATTTGAAAAGTTTTCGACAAAATCGCAACAAAACAAGAAAAAACGAACGAAGCGACGACGCGATCGAGTTCGACGAGCAGGCCGAAGGTACTGTCAGAGCTCCGAAAATCCCTGCGGTGCTCGCGAGCCCAAAATCTCGCCAGACTCCGAAAAAATTTTTTCGGCCGCTTCGTTTCGTTTTATGCCAGAAAGGAGGTGCTGCCCGTGGCTGAGACAAAGCAAAATCTCCAAGACAGCGCAACGATCGCGAAGCTGTTCGGCGTGACTGAGCGGCGCGTGCAGCAGCTCGCCAAAGAGAAGGTAATCCCGGCAGCAAAACAGAGGCCGTACATGTTCGACCTGCTGCCGACGATCCAGACATATATCAGGTATCTGAGCGACAAGGCCAACGGCAAGGAAGGCAAGAGCGCCGACACCATGCAGGCCGAGTCCGACAAGCTGCGAGCAGAGGCCGACCTCAAACAGTCGAAGGCTAAGATCGCAGAAATGCAGCTCAAAGAGCTGGAGGGAAAAATGCACCGGAGCGAGGACGTGGCCGCCGTCATGGACGACCTCGTGTACTCAATCCGCAGCATGATCATGGCGCTGCCGGGGCGGCTCGCCATGGACGTGACGCAGGCTGCCAACGCGAACGAGGCCTCGGCCATTATCCGCGCGGAGTGCAGCAAGATCCTGAACGAGCTCGCGGGCTACAAGTACGATCCCGAAGAATACCAGCGGCGGGTGCGGGATCGCCAAGGCTGGAGCGAAGCGCTCGCCGATGAAGCCGACGACTAAAAAAGCCGCCCGAAAGCTCAACGCGGCCATAGGCCCTGCCGTCCGAAATTTCAGACCACCGGAGGAACTGACGGTGGCCGAGTGGGCCGACAGACACCGCCGCCTGTCCCCGGAAAACTCCGCAGAGGCAGGCCCGTGGCGCACAAGCCGCACACCGTACCTGCGCGAGCCCCTGGAAGCCTTCACGGATCCGAAGGTGCGCAAGATCGTAATGGTGGCGGCGTCTCAGGTGGGAAAGTCTGAGCTCGAACTGAACATAATCGCCTACATTATCGACCAAGATCCGGGCTCGATCCTCTACGTCCACCCGACGCTGGAGGACGCGAGGAAGTTCTCACGGCTCCGCGTGGCCCCTATGATCCGGGACAGCAAACGCCTGAGAGCGAAAGTCTCGGACGTAAAGGCCAAGGACTCCGGGAACACGATCCTCCAGAAGTCGTTCCCCGGCGGTATGCTGACGATCACGGGCTCGAACAGCGCCTCGGCCCTCGCTTCCACCCCTGCACGGTACATTATCGGCGACGAGCGCGACCGCTGGGCCGTGAGCGCCGGTACCGAGGGCGATCCGTGGGCTCTGGCAGAGGCCAGACAGACCACCTTCTACAATGCGAAGGCCGTCGAGGTATCAACCCCGACGATCAAAGGCGCGTCCAATATCGAAACGAGCTACTACCAAGGCACGCAAGAGCGCTGGTGCCACCAGTGCCCTGAGTGCGGCGAGTACGGCGAGATCATATTCGACCGCGTGCACTTCGAGTTCGACACCATAAAGGTGCGCGGCAAGAAGTCGTACAAGATAAAGGGCCCGATCACATGGGCCTGTCCGCACTGCGGGTGCATATCCGACGAGGAAACCATGCGCCGCCAGCCCGCAAAGTGGATCGCAGAGACCCCCGATGCCTACCAGACCGAAGGGACTCGCTCGTTCTGGCTGAACGCCTTCTCGTCCCCGTGGACTCCATGGGAGAAGATCGTGCTCAAATTTCTGGCCGCGAAGGACGATCCACAGCGTCTCAAAGTCGTGTTCAACACGCTGCTGGGCGAGCTCTGGGAGGATCGCGGCGACCTCGCCGACGAGGACACCATGCTGGCCCGCCGCGAGGACTACGGACAGAACCCGGACGGCTCCCCGGTGGAGCTCCCGGAGGGCGTTCTGGTGCTCACCTGCGGCGTGGACACTCAGGACAACCGGCTGGAGTACGAAGTCGTCGGCCACGGCCACTACAGCGAAACGTGGGGCATAAAAAAGGGCTATATCATGGGAAAACCAGACACCGACGAGGTATGGCAGCAGCTCGACGACGTGATCGACCACGTTTACCACTTCGCAGGCGGAAAAGGCCTGCGGATCTCGATCACCTGCGTGGACTCCGGCGGCCACTACACGCAAGAAGTGTACGCCCGCTGCCGGGAGCGCAAGAGCAAGCGCGTGTTTGCCATTAAGGGCAAGGGCGGCGACGGGATCCCGTTCGTGACACCTCCCTCCAAGGTGCCGATCAAAGACAACAAGCGGATCACCTGCTGGCTCTACACCCTCGGCGTAGACGCTGGCAAAGAGGCGATCATGTCAGGGCTCAAAGTTCTGGAACCGGGCCCGAAATTCTGCCATTTTCCGCGCGACGAGGCCGCAGGCTATGACTCGTACTACTTTAACGGGCTACTGTCCGAAAAGCTGGAGCTCACACAGACCAAGCGCGGGAACCAATGGCACTGGGTAAAGATACCCGGACACAACCGAAACGAGGCCCTCGACTGCCGAAACTACGCGAACGCGGGCCTAAAAATCATAGATCCCGACATGGTGGCCGTGGAGAGACGGCTCAAAAACCTGCCGGACAAGAAGACACCGCCGAAGCCTGCTGCAGCAAAGCAGCCGCGCCGAGTGCGTCCGGCCTCGGAATACTTCGACGAATGGTAAGGAGGCGACAACATGCGCAGAACACGCGAGAAAATAACGCGGGAGATCGAGCTGACGCGCAAGCGTCTGGATCTCTATTTGGCCCGCGAGGAAGAAATGCTCAGCAAGGAAGGCGTGCAGCTCTACACGATCGGCAGCCGGAACCTCCAGAGATACCAGACCACGCTCTCGTATGTGCAGAGCGAGATCGACAAGCTCCAGAAGAAACTCGACGAGCTGGAGGCTGAGCTGGCGGGAGGATCTGCCCGCCGCGCGGTGGGCGTCGTTCCCCGCGACTGGTAAAGGGTAAACTCCGGGCGACCGGCTTTACTGCGGCAGGCAACCGGGTGGAGTTTTCGCTCCTTTACCCACTCGCCTGCCGTTTTATATGAAATTCACAGCAAGGAGGTGAGAAAAATCAGGTACGACAAGAGCACGGGTATGTATTTACCCGACACAGTGCGCCCGCAGAATAAGGGCTACGGAGAAGCGGGCGCGAGCTGGAGAAAAAAGGCCGTGAAGGGCTTCAACGCTCCCAGCGGATCCGCTCACGAGGATATAGACTTCAACAACTACACCCTGCGCCAGCGGGCCCGCATGTTATACATGGCCGCACCGATCGCCACCTCAGCGATCAAGACCAACCGCACAAACGTGGTAGGCGTAGGGCTCCAGCTAAAGAGCCGGATCGACCGCGAAGTGCTGGGCCTCTCTGCTGATCAGGCAGAGGCGTGGCAGAAATCGACCGAGCGGGAGTTCTCCCTCTGGGCTGAGAATAAAAGGGCCTGCGACGCCACCGGCATGAACACGTTCTACGGGCTCCAGCAGCTCGCCCTCATATCGTGGCTGCTCTCTGGCGACTGTATCGGCGTAATTAAGCAATACAAGCCCAGCCGCCTGCTGCCCTACTCTCTACGGGTGCACCTGATCGAGTCCGACAGGATCGCGACGCCGGGAGGCTATGGCATGGGCCAGTCTATCACCTATACCACCGGCAAGAACCAGACGACCGGGAACACCATATACGACGGTGTGGAGGTGGACAAGAACGGGGCCGTCGTGGCGTACCATATCCGCAGCAACTACCCCTTCGAGGTAGGCGCAGCGACAACGCAGTGGGCCCGCGTGCTGGCATATCAGCAGCACACTGGACTCCCCAACGTGGTGCACGTCATGGACTCAGAGCGCCCAGATCAGTACCGTGGCGTCAGCTATCTGGCGCAGGTGATCGAGCCTCTGCTCCAGCTGCGCAGGTACACCGAGAGCGAGCTCATGGCTGCGGTGATCGAGTCGTTCTTTACCGCGTTTGTAAAGACCGAAGCACCCACCGACGAAATGCCGTTCAATGAGGTGGAACCCTCGGCACCGGAGGAACCGAGAGGCCCGAACGAGTACAGCATGGGGCCGGGCCAGATCAATATCATGCAGCCCGGTGAGGACGTGACCTTCGCGTCACCCACCAGACCGGCGGGCGGCTTCAACAATTTTGTGGGAGCAATCGCCGGGCAGATCGGCGCAGCCCTCGAAGTACCGGCTGATCTGCTGCTGAAATCCTTCAACGCCTCGTACAGTGCGAGCCGTGCGGCTCTGCTGGAAGCGTGGAAGGCCTTCAAAATGCGCCGCGAGTGGCTGGCTGATGACTTCTGCCGCCCGATCTATGAAATCTGGATGAGCGAAGCCGTGGCCCGTGGCCGTATATACGCGCCGGGCTTTTTCTCAGATCCTACCATACATGCGGCATACCTCGGCAGCGAGTGGCTGGGCCCATCTCAGGGACAGCTTGATCCTGTGAAGGAAATCACAGCCGAGATACTGGCCTGCGGCGAGGGCTTCTCGACTCACGAACAGAGCACGATCAGGCTCAACGGCGGCCAGTGGGACAGCAACGTGGAGCAACTGAAACGCGAAAACGAAAAGCTCGGCGGGCAGGATCCCGACCCTCACCAGACCGACGAAGGCACCGGCGAGGAAGAAACCGAGGGCGAAGGCACCGGAACCGGCGGCGACAACCCTCACAACCCCGACACGGCCAAAGAGCAAGGCCGAAAAGCCATGCGCGACCTCGTGCTTCGGGAGTCTATCAAACAAGCCATAGGAGGACAGACCAATGAGGAAAAGACCTGACATTCTCATGGGCCCGGCCCCGGCCAAGCAGAACGTAGCGGCTCCGAAGTTTTGGAACGTCGCGAGCGTGAGTGAGGACGAGGGCGAGATCACTCTCTACGGGGACGTCGTGAGCCAGCAGCCTGTTGACTGGTGGACGGGCGAACCTGAACCGGGCCTCTATATCACCCCGGAGGGCCTCATGGAAGATCTGGCGGCCGTCAAGGACAAGGCCCGCATCACCGTGAAGCTGAACAGCTGCGGCGGCGACCTCTACACCGGGATCGCGATCCACAACGCCCTGAAAGCTCTCAGCGGCGAGGTGAACGTCGTCGTGGAAGGTATCGCAGCCAGCGCGGCGAGCGTGATCATGTGCGCCGGTGACACCGTGACGGTGTACCCCGGCTCTCTCGTTATGATCCACGGCGTCAGCGTAGTGCTCTGGGACGCCATGAACATTCAGGACATGAAGCAGCTGATCAAGGGCATGGACGCCAGCGAGCGGGCCGTGGCTGAGATCTACAACGGCAAGACCGGCCTCGAAGTGGACGCGCTGCGAGGCATGATGACCAAAGAGACGTGGCTCACCGGCCGGGAAGCTCTGGAGAAGGGCTTCGCGGATGAGCTCAAAGAGGACGAAAAGGATCCCGACATGAGCATGAGCAGCGACAAGAAGGTGCTCTATGTGAACGGTATCGGCCACAACGTCGAGCACTTCCACAACATACCGGGGACGATCCCGATCCAAAAACGTGCTAAACCGGCAGCTCGACCGGCAGCAAATATCAAGCCGACCGCGAAGGCGGCGGTCAACAAAGAAGGAGGTAAAAACCACATGACACTTGAAGAACTCAGAGCACAGGAACCGGAGCTTGTGAACCAGATCGAGCAGGACGCCAGAGCTGCAGCTCAGACCGAGGCAAACGCTGAGGCCGTGAACGTTGAGCGCCAGCGCCTCGCTGCGATCGACTCTATCGCGGCTTCCATTCCCGACCAGCAGCTCGTCAACGACGCCAAGTACGGAGAGAACCCGTGCACGGCTCAAGAGCTGTGCTTCCGCGTTATGCAGCAGAGCGCAGCACAGGGCCAGACGTTCCTCGCGAACTTCGCACAGGACGGGCAGGCCTCCGGCGCTGCCGACGTCGGAGCAGCACCCAACGGCGGCACACCTGCAACCTCTCAGGAGCAGGACGCAACCGACATTCAGGCGGTAGTAACTGCCTATAACAAAACCAAAGGAGGTACCAACTAATGAGCGCAAGACTCGACGAAACTCTCGGCACCGCAGGTTTTGACAACCTGATTAACGGTACCAACCCGCCCGCTGAAGTTTTCTCCGTGACTATCCGCAAGGGCAGCACGGCGGCTTCCTACAAGCGCGGCACTGTACTGGCCCTCTCCGCTGGAACTGGCGGTGACGGCAAGCGCGTGATCCTCGGCACCACTGCCAGATCCAACGAAACACTGACGGCCAACGCCATTCTGACTGAGGACGTCGAAGTAGGCGCCAGCGCCGACGCCGTGGCGGTAGCATACCGCACCGGCCACTTCAACAGCAACGGCCTGATCGTAGCCAGCGGCTATACCTTCACGGCCGCAGACAAAGAAGCACTCCGCAGCGTGGGGATCTTGATCTCCGACGCCGTGGCAGTCTAAGAAGGAGGACAGAAAAATGGCATTTAATTTTTACGACACCCACACTCTGCTCGCCTCCGTGCAGCAGCTCCCGCCTCTCCATACCTTCCTTCTGGATCGTTATTTCCCGACCAACGCCGCCAGCGATATTTTCGCCACCGACGACGTGCTCGTGGAGTACAAGAAGGGATCCAAGAAGGCGGCACCCTTCGTCGCGCCTCGCAAGGGCGGGATCACTATCCTGCGCGACGGCTACACCATGAAGCGCTTCACCCCTGCGCATATCGCACCGAAGCGCCCCCTCTCCATTGACGACCTGAAAAAGAGAGGCTTCGGCGAAGCTCTCTACACTCAGCTCACCCCTGAGCAGAGGCAGGGCGTGATCATGCTCGGCGACCTCGACGAGCTGCGCGACATGAACGCGCGCCGCAAGGAGGCCATGGCTGCCGAGGTGATCTTCACCAATGGCTGCATTATGCACGAGTACACCGACGACCTCGGCACCTACGAGGAAAAAGAGGTGCGCTTCTACGACGAGGCAACGAACCCCGCCGTATATACTCCGAGCGGCTACTGGGACACCAGCGAGGCCAAAGGAAAGCAGATCCTCGCGGACGTGGCGGCCATGATCTCCATGCTGACCACTCGCGGGCTCTCTGCCACTGAGGTGCTTGTGGCTCCCGACGTCGCCGACGTGATCCTCGCGAACGAGTGGATCCTGAAACTGCTCGACAACCGCAACTACCAGATCGGCGGCGCCGATCCTGCCCTTCTGCCTGCTGGCGTGGCAAAGATCGCCCGCCTGAACATCAAGGGCCGCATGATCGACTTCCTCAGCTACGAGGACACCTACACCGAGGTGGACGGCTCCACGAAGTCCTTCGTGCCGCAGGGCATGATCGCGGTGGGCGCTCCCGCTGCTGGCCGCACCGTTTACGGCGCGATCACTCAGGTGGAGCAGGCCGACGGCGAGTTCCACACCTACACCGGCGTGGACGTACCGAAGTACCTCAGCGACGCCAGCAAGAACACCCGCGAGCTGATCCTCAGCTCCGCGCCTCTGTGTATGCCTAACAACCAGAACCCGTTTATCACCGCTCGCGTGCTGGCGCAGGTGTAAGGTAAGGCAGAAAAGAGTGACACTATGGCAAAGATTAAAGTAACCGTCGGCGGCTGCAGCATGGAGTACAAAGAAGCAAACGGAACGCGCTACGCGCTGAAAACAGCGAACGACGGCGCGTTCGAGTGTGACGACGCTCAGGCCAGCCGCCTTGTTTCTCTCGGCGTGGCAGAATACGCCGGGAAAGTACCGGCAGCGGCTCCGGCCGCTCAGCCGGACGCAGCGAATCAGCAGGACGAGGAAACCGTCACCGGACACCTCGATCCTGAGCAGCTGGCAACCATGACCAACGAGCAGCTGAAAAACCTCGCCGGGGATCTCGGCATTGACGTGACCGGCTGCAAGAAGAAAGCGGACTACATCGACGCGATCGTAGCCGCCGAAGTGGAAGCCGGAGGCATTGAGGACGGCGACGAGCTGCCGGATCTCGACGCTGCGGATCCTGAGTAAAGGAGGGCCAGACATGATCAAAATGATTAAAGGCACCTACGGCCTGCGTAGAGGGGACGGAACGCTGGAAGCTATGACGCCCAGCTCTGGTCCCTTCTCTATCAGCGAAGCCCGCGAGGCTGAGCTGGTGGATCTGGGCGTGGCCGAAAAGGTGGACGCCCCGGAGGAAGAAAAATCCTACGAGGGCAAAACCATGGCAGAACTCCGCAAGCTGGCAGCTGAGCGCGGCGTAGACGTGAAGGCAGCCAAGAGCAAAAGCGAAGTGATCGCCGCGCTGGACACAGCAGAGGCCGAACCGGCCGAAGCTGAGGAAGGCGGGAGCGAGTAACGCGGTGAGCTTCAAAGATCAGGTCTCGAAAGACCTCGACGCCGTGTTTCTCAACCTCGACGAGTTCGCCGAGTATCACCGGATCGAAGGCGCAAAGGTGGCCGTCGTTCTCGACAACGATCAGCTGAACAAGCTCAAAAAGGGCCAGATCCTCGGACTCATAGAGGCCGACATGCTGATCATGGCGAAGGAGGCCGACATGCCGCGCGATCTGGAGCCGGGGCGACTGCTGAACGTAGACGGCCGCGAAATGATCGTGGCAAACTCCGGCAGAGATATGGGACTCGTGGAAGTAGCTCTACGCCAGAACCGGCAAGGCTAAAGGAGGTGGGAGCGTGAATTTAGTACAGACGATCAGCACCGTGGTGGACTGGCTGAACGAGAGCGTGTGCAGCCAGATCACCCTAAAGCTGCCGGACGACCGCAAGAACGACGCCGACTACACCGTCACCATGGTGAACCCGGCCGCGTTCCCTCTTTATGTGCCCGGAAAGGACAGGCTCCCGCCAAGCGTGGCGGCCCCGATCCCGTCCGTGTGCGTGCAACTCATGGAAGGAAGCGACGACCTGCTACAAAGCAGGCGAAAGCTCCAGATCCGGCTCTGCCTTGCCTGCTGGAACCCCGGCACGCATGGCGGTGAGATATTCAGGCCGAGGGAGAACCCCGATGCCGTGGGCGGCGTGTCGTACTACCGGATCAGCGACGACGCAGATCAGACCTACACCCGAAACATGGACGGCTGGAAGGACTCGTTCAACTTCGCCGATCTCGTGCTCAGGGAACTGGAAAACGCAGAGTACATAGGCGGGCTGAGGCTCGCCAAGGAAAGCCCGATCAAGTTCGGACTCTTTACGGAGGACGGCAACGTCTGGGACTACTACCCGTACTGGCATAACTGGATCAGCTTCGAGCTGGAGGCAGGGATCCCGCCCAGAATACCCGCAACCTATGAAAATCTATTATGAAGGAGGACAACTACATGCCTTATTTACACGGAGCATACGGTGAGATCACCGAGAGCAAAGTCCGCAAAACGACACAGGCAGACGTCGTGGCTGCCTATATCGGCACCGCGCCGGTGAACCTGATCAGGGGCTACGCTACGAAGGATCTCGTCAACATGCCGATCAAACTCTCCAACATGGGCGACGCCCAGAGCAAGCTCGGCTACGCTGCCGACTGGGAGAAGTTCACGCTCTGCGAGGCCTTCGCTGAGCACTTCGACAACACCGTCGGAAACGTCGGCCCGATCTACGTCGTCAACGTGCTGGATCCTGACACACACAGAAAGACGCAGGCCACCACCAAGAGCCTGACCTTCGCGAACTACCGCTGCGAGTTTGAGAGCGACACGATCATTCTCGACACCTTCGCGATCGAGGACAAGGCGGAGGGCACCGACTACACCCTCGACTACAACTTCACGAAGGGCACCGTCGTGGTGAAGCTGCTCGGCAGCACTGCCACCGCAACGCTGAACGCGACCTTCAAGGAAGTGGATCGCTCAGCAGTGACTCAGGCCGAGATCATCGGTTCCCAGACTGCTGAGGGCGTCTACACCGGCCTTTATGCCATGAAGCTGCTCTACCAGTACCACAACGCCGTGCTGGACATTCTCGCAGCTCCCGGCTGGAGCCACATTCCTGCCGTTTACAAGGCCATGGTGAGCACTGTCACCAAGCTGAACGGACACTGGGACGGCTTTATTCTGGCCGACATTCCTCTGAGCGCTACCACTATTGCGGCGGCGATCACATGGAAGAACACCAACGGCTACACCGCCGAGAACTCGAAAGTGTTCTGGCCGCAGGTGAAGGACGGCTCCGGCCGTGCGTTCCACCTGTCCACCGTAGCCGCTGCCACTATACTGCGCACTGATCTGGAGAACGAGGGTGTGCCCTTTGAGTCCCCGTCCAACAAGGAGATCATGGCGACGGCTCAGTATTTTGGAGCCACCAGCACGAACAAGGGCTTCGATCAGGAAACTGGCAACGGCCTGAACGAGAAAGGTATCACCACGGCAGTGTTCTGGGCTGGCCGCTGGGTGCTCTGGGGCCCTCACACCGCAGCCTACACCTACAACGGCAGCATGGACGCCCGCGCAATCTTCGACGCGACGCTCCGCACGCTTATGTATATCACGAACAGCTTCCAGATCGACCACGGGACGGAGATCGACCAGCCTATGACCCCGCAGGATCGCGACTCTATCCTGAACGCCGAGAAGGAAAAGCTGGACAAGCTGAAAGGGATCGGCGCACTGATCGGAGAGCCCGAAGTTCTCTTTTTGGAGTCCGAGAACCCCGTCAGCGACATGGTGAACGGCGACTTCGTGTGGCACTTCAATGTCACCAACACGCCGCCCTTCAAGTCCGGCACTGCTCGCGTGACCTACACCGACGAAGGCTTCCAAGCCTTTTTTGAGATTGAGTAAGGAGGTACAAGACTATGGGGAAATGGCTTGATATTAAAGGGCCGGTAACGGCTGACACCGTGTACGCCGACGGCTCCCTCGTGGGTAAGGACGTAGCCTTCACCCTGCCGGGCCTCAGCTTCCTGACTGCCGACGTGCAGGCCATGGGTAACATGACCGTGCCGCTCATCGGCCTTCTGGAGAACATGGAGACGACGATCACCAAGATCGGACTCGACAACGGCCTCAGAAGGCTGAACCGCCTCGAAAAGCAGAACCTCGAATTTAGATGGGTGCAGAACGTCGTCAAGAGCGACGGCACTCAGACCGTGGAAGGCTGCAAGGCGTTTGTGCGCACTATGCCCTCGGCTTCGCCTGACGTCGAGGTGGAAGTAGGCAGCGCCCCGGAGGGCGAGATCACCTACAACACGACAAGGATCCAGATCTACGCGAACGGCGTCGAGTATATGTGCGTCGATCGTCTGGCCGGGATCCTGCGCGTCAACGGCAAGGACTATATGAGCAAGATCCAGAGCTTGCTCTAATCTCACAACCAACAACACAGAAGGGCCACCGCTCACACCATGGGGCGGTGGCTTCTCTTTTATCACGAAAGGAGCAAAACCATGGAAAAGAAAAACACCCTCACCCTGAAAAACCCGATCATGATCAACGGGGAGAAAATCAAGGAACTGACCTACGACATTAACGAGATCGACGGCGTGCTTTTTGCCACCGCTGAGACTAAGAAAAAGGCGGCGGCCGGTATGAAGAACATGACGATCGCCCCGGCGGCCGAGTTCGACTTCGGCCTTCACCTCTACCTCGGCTATGCGGCCATTATCGCGGTGAACCCGTCCTACGACTTCTCCGATCTCGAAAGGATAAAAGGGGCCGACGTGGTGGAGGTAATGAAGCTCGGCCGAAATTTTATGCTCGCGTCGGATCAGGCTTCACAGGAAAGCGACTCCGACGAGCCTACCGAGACTACGCCAGAGTCTACCACACCAGCCAAGCAGACCTCGAAAGAAAAAGAATAACCGACTTTATCATGGAGTACGCCGAAGCGGCCGAGGATCTGGCAGAAGAACAGAAACGGGCCGCTCAGAAAGCGAAGGCTGCTCCAGTACCAAGAGGTAAACACAAGCACAGACATTAAGGAGGTGAGCGCGTATGTCTAAAACACTGGAAACCTCGATAGAGATCTCCGGCGTCCTGAGTCCTTCGCTACAAGCTGCGATCAGGAACGCGATCAGCAGTCTGGAAAGCATGAGCCGGGAAACGCTGGAGGCTGCCGGGGCCGGTGAAAAGCTCGCCGCCGAGATCAAGACGCAAGAGTCCGTCCTCGCCAGTCTCGAAAGAGGTTACGCCGACTTCGTGCTGACCGGCGAGGAAGGAACCGAGGAAGCGCAGGCCCTCGCTCAGCAGATCCAGACGCTCAGCAACGAGCTGGACGAAAACAAGGGATCGCTGGAAGCCGCGCAGGACGCAGCCGAGAAGCTGGCGTCCGGTATGGACAAAACAGAGAGCGAAGCCGATCAGCTCCGTGTCACTATCTCGCAGCAGGAAAGCACGCTGCAGCAGCTCAAAGAGAAATACGTCTCGCTCCAGCTCTCCGAGGAGGACACCACGAACGAGTCGAAGGCACTCGCCCAGCAGATCGACAGCCTCAGCTCCGAGCTCCAAGAGAACAAGCAAAAACTTGCGGACGCGGAGCGGGCCGCCGATCAGCTCGACAACTCTCTGGAGGATCTGGACGACTCGGCAGAACTGGCCGAGCAGGGCTTCACAGTATTTAAGGCCATCCTTGCGAACCTCGCGGCCGACGTAATCAGGAACGCGATCCAAGCCGTCAAGGATCTGGCCTCCCATGTAATTGAGCTGGGGACGAACTTCTCCAGCACTATGTCAGAAGTAGCCGCCCTATCCGGGGCCAGTGGTGAAGAACTGGAGAGACTGGAAGCGACCGCCAGAGAGTACGGCGCGACGACGGTATTCTCGGCCACTGAGTCCGCAGAGGCCCTAAAATACATGGCCCTCGCGGGCTGGGACGTCGAGCAGTCCACGAGCGCCCTCGGCGGCGATCTGAGCCTCGCCGCAGCGTCCGGCATGGAGCTGGGCGCAGCTTCGGACATGGTAACCGACTATCTGAGCGCCTTCGCTATGGAGGCCGATCAGGCGTCGTACTTCGCCGACATGCTGGCCTATGCGCAGGCGAACAGCAACACTTCAGCCGAGCAGCTGGGTGAAGCCTACAAGAACTGCGCCGCAAACCTGAACGCAGCCGGGCAGGACGTGGAAACCGTCACCTCACTGCTGGAAGGTATGGCGAACCAAGGCTACAAGGGCAGCGTGGCGGGCACCTCTCTGTCCGCTATCATGCGAGACATAACAAACGCCATGGAGGACGGCGCGATCCAGATCGGCGACACCTCGATCGCAGTCCAAGACGCCGAGGGCAACTACCGCGACCTGACCGACATTCTGGGCGACGTAGAAAACGCGGTGGACGGCATGGGAACGGCCGAGCGGGCCGCAGCCCTGAGCTCCACCTTCACCGCAGATAGCACGAAGGGCCTCAACCTTCTGCTGAACGAAGGGATCGACAATATCGCAGGATATGAGGACGCCCTGCGCGGATCTGCGGGAGCCGCCGAGAAAATGGCGGCCATAATGAACGACAACCTCAAGGGCGACATGGCGCAAATGAACAGCGCGTGGGAGGAACTGGGCCTGAAAATCTACGACAGAGTAGAGCCAGCCCTCCGAGCTGCTACGCAGTTTGTCACCAGCTCGGTGATCCCGGCTATTGAGTGGTGCATGAACCACCTCCCGGAGCTCGGCATAATCGTGAGCGCGATCGGCGCTGCGATCGCCGCGTTCAAATGGGGGTCAATACTGAAAAAGATCACCATGCTGAAAGGTGCCATAAAAGGCATAGGCTTGGCACTCAGTGGCGTCTCTGCTCCGGCTCTGGCCGTGATCGCAGTCGTGGCAGCGCTGGCCCTCGCCTTCGTGAACCTCTGGAGGAATAACGAAGAATTTAGAAACAAGATCACGGCGATCTGGGACGGTATCAAGTCCAAGTTTGAGGCCTTCGGGCAGACTATCACCGACAAGCTCAACGAGTTGGGCTTCGACTTTGAGAACTTCACCGAGGTGCTGAGCGCCGTCTGGAACGGCTTCTGCGAGCTGCTGGCTCCAGTGTCCGAGGGAGTATTCCAACAGATCGCGAACATACTCGGCCTCGTGCTCGACGTCCTCGTCGGCCTGTTCGACGTTTTCGCCGGTATCTTTACGGGCGACTGGGATCGAGTCTGGGAGGGTATCAAGGAAATTTTCGGCGGCGTCTGGGACTTCCTGCTCGCCACCTTCCAAAACTGGGGCGACACCTTCGTGGCTCTGGCCGACGTAGTGCTCGGCTGGTTTGGCACCGACTGGGAAACCGTCTGGGGCTCCGTCCGTGACTTTTTCGTCGGGATCTGGGAAGGGATCAGCTCGTGGTTTACCACCACCCTGACCTCGATCGAGTCGTTTTTCGTGGGTATCTGGACGGGGATCCGCGACTTCTTCGTGGGACTCTGGAACGGGATCGTCACCTTCGTGACCGGAGCCCTCACCAGCATAAGCGAGACGTTTTCAAACATCTGGAACGGGATCACCTCGTTCCTCTCTGGTGTATGGGAAACGATCAAGAACATTGTGCAGGTGGGCTTCATGGTGCTGGGCGAAATCGTCAGCGCCGCCTTCCAGATCATCACCCTGCCCTTCCGGTTTATCTGGGAGAACTGCAAGGATACCCTGATCCCTATCTGGGAAACGATAAAGAGCACCGTCTCCAACGCGCTGATCGCGATCGGAGGCTGGATCTCCGACAAAATGGAGAAGGCAAAGCAGACCTTCACCACCATAACAACCGCGATAAGCACCACCGCGTCGAATATCTGGAACGCGATCACCACCGCTACCTCTACGGCGTGGGAAGCTATCAAAGGAGCCGTGACCTCCAAGATCGAGGCAGCGAAGCAGACCTTCACCACCGTGACGACTGCGATCAGCTCCACAGCCTCGACCGTCTGGAACGCGATCAGCTCCACCACTTCGACGATCTGGGGCAATATCCAGAACGCCGTCGGCTCCAAAATCGAAGCAGCGCGGGCGACCTTCTCCAGTGTGAGCAGTGCTATCCAAAGCACCGCGAGCTCCGCCTGGAGTTCGATCAGCTCCGTGACTTCGAGTATCTGGAGCACGATCACGAGCACGATCAGCAGCAAGGTGAACGCGGCAAAGAGCACCGTGTCGAGCGTGTTCAACTCCATAAAGAGCACGATCAGCAGCGTGCTGAACGGTGCCCTCAGTACGGTGAACAGTATCTTCGGCAGCATACAATCGGCAATCAGCAGCAAGATCAACGCTGCGAAGTCTGCCGTGAGCTCCGCGATCAGCGCAATAAAAAGCGCCTTCAATTTCTCGTGGAGTCTGCCGAGCCTGAAACTGCCGCATATTTCAATCACTGGCAGTTTCTCGATCAACCCGCCGAGCGTCCCGCACTTCGGGATCAGCTGGTACAAAGAAGGCGGTATTCTCACGCAGCCGACGATCTTCGGCGCTGCGGGTAACAACCTTCTGGCCGGTGGCGAGGCCGGGGCCGAGGCCGTCGTGCCTCTGGCAGTGCTCTGGGAAAAGCTCGAAACCCTGATCAAGTCCGTGTTCAACAGCGCAAGCTCCACGGGCGGCGACGCGGGCGACGGACTCACCCAGAAGGCCGGGCAGCTGCTCACGCTGGACAACTTCTCACTGGGAAGCCTCGCGAGCGAGGGCGGCGTAGTAATCTACTACGACTTCTCCGGCTTCACATGGAGCCCGCAGATCCAGACCGGCGGCTCTACTGGCGACGAGGACGACCTCATGGCGAAACTGAGAGCCCACGAGGCCGACTTCTTCGACTGGCTGGAGGAATTTATAAACATGCGGGAGGTGGCGCAATATGCGTAGAGTGACAGGCTACAAAGACTACACGACGCGCGAGGGCGACACCTTCGACGCTCTGGCGCTGGAAATGTACGGCGAGGAAACCCTCGCCCATTACATCATCGAATTTAACCCCGACTATGCGGACGTGCTGATCTTCGACGCGAACGTGGCCCTCCGGCTGCCGATCGTCGAGGACGCGGAACTGCCGGAAACGCTGCCGCCGTGGCGTCGGGGCGACAGTGGGGGCGACTCGTGAACCTCTACTACAACGGCGTGGATATATACGGGGACGTGTCGGTGAACTACTGCGTGCACGAAATGTTCGCAGAAAAGCAAGCCGACAGCCTCGTGCTGCGCTTCAATGACACCAAGGGTGTGTGGAGTAAATGGAACCCGGCCGAAGGTGACGCGATCCGCTTCAAGGAAGGCGCGAGCGACACCGGGAAAATGTTCATACACTCCATGAAACCCGAAAACGGCCTTTATACGATCCGGGCGCTCTCCATGCCCGTGACCGGCAAGACCAAAAAGAGCAAAAGCTGGGAGGGCGTGCGCTTCCTCCAGATCGCGAACGAGATCGCGGGAGCGCATGGCCTGACCTTTGAGAACTACGGCTGCATCGATCAGGTGTACCCGTACCTGAGCCAAGAGAACGAGACAGACTTCGCCCTGTTCTCCCGCCTCTGCACTCTGGAGGGCTGCCAAATGCTGATCTATGACGGCAAGCTGCTGGCCTACAATGAGGCATACATAGAGGCGCAGGCCGTGGCCGGATCTCTGGAAGTGGACGAGAACGGGAACTTCACCTACCACGACAACCGGACCGCCTGCTACGGATCCTGCGAAGTGAACAGCGGCAGCTTCTCCGGCAGCTTCAAAGCACCGGGAGCCACTGGCTCGGCCGTGCTGCGCCCGGATAACATCAGGGCCACCAGCAACGGCGAGGCGGCACGCTTCGCCAAGGGCCTGCTCAGGAACGCGAACAAGTACGGCCACACGGGGCAGTTTTCCAAGTCTCTGCTGACCGACTATGCAGCCGCCAGCCTGTTGACGCTCAAAACCCCGAAGGCAAGCGCATGGGACGGGCCCGTGTTCGTCTACAAAGTGCGCCATGACTTCGTGGGGAATAAATCAACGATATATTTCAGAGATCTGCTGGAGGGCTACTAATGGGACAAATTAACAAAGGCACGATCGCCTCGATCGAAGGCAACGCGGCCCGCGTGGTGCCCTCCGACAAGGGCGCAAGGCCGACCGCAAAGATCGTGATCCCGTGGCACCTGCGTGGTGCTACCGGCAACCTATCCAAAGGCACGGCCGTGGTGTACGTCGAGTTTGACGACGGCACCGGCCTTCTGCTCGGACGGGCTGACGGCGAGTGGGGCGCGTATCTTCCAAGCCTCAGCGCCGGATCCCTCACCGACTCCGGCGTCCGGCTGGCTTCTCACACCCACGGCGGCGTAGAGAGCGGCAGCAGCCGCACCAGCGGGCCAAGGTAAAGGAGGGAACACATGGCAACAATGGCAAAATGGGGCTCAAAAACATGGGCCGTCAGCTCCAAGAAGGTGCTCGCACTGGAGGGGCTGGCTTTTTCTTATACTCAGGTAGCTGACAACAACACCAGCACCGAGGACAAAAAGACAACGAACGAGCGAGGCACTGAGCTTTTCCCTCTGTCCTTCACCACTGTGCTGCACTCCGGCGCAGGCGTGGACGTCCGGGCAGAGATCGAGAGCTGGCAGAAGCTCGTCACAAAAGTGAATTATTTCTATCTGGGAGGCAAGAAACTGGGCCCGAAGCTCCAGCTCAGGAAGGTGGCCGTCTCCGAGGTGAAGCTCGACAACCTCGGCCGGATCCGACTCGCCACTCTGTCCTTCGAGTTCAAAGAGTACGACAAGGACACCACCAGCGTGAAGGTGAGCACGTCGGCCCTCAAAGTGAAGGCCAAGACCGCCTCCAAGACAGTGAAAAAGACCACAAACAAGGCCGTGAAAAAAGCGGCCACCCAGTCAATAAAAGTCGGCAGTAGGGTGAAACCTACGGGCAAAACCTACGCAACCGGCCAGAAGGTCCCGCAGTGGGTAAAGGATCGCAGCCATGTGGTGAGCCAGATCAAGGGCGACCGCGTGCTGCTGGGCTATCCCTCCGGGATCAATAGCTGGGTAAGGCTGAGCGAAGTCACGCTCGTGTAGGAAAGGAGGCTGCAGCGTGAAAGCAAGCGGAAACGGATCCCCGGAAACGTGCGCCTCCAACTTGCTGCGGATCGTGCGGGGGGAAGTCCCCTACGACCGCGTGAGAGGCAGAGACGGCGCTCTGGTGGATCAACCCAACGCCACGGACGAGGCCGTGGCTGACGCCGAGTGGCTTCTGGAAGAATACGAGCCACGGGTGGAGGTGGACGGCATAAGCGCCGAGGCGACAGACGCCCAGAGCGGTGACTTCGCCACCCTCGTGAACATCAAACGAAAGGAGGACGACGAAGCATGGCCGAACTCAATTTCATAGAAACAAGCGCGGCCGAGATCTCCGGCGACGTGCTGGAGCAACTGGAAAACGGAGTCGGCGAGCCACTATACCCCGGCGACGAGCGCCGGATCTTCGGCGAGGCACTGTCTCAGGTGATCGTCGCAGTCTATAACTCAGTGAACGACGCCTGCCGCCAGAAAATGCTCCGACATGCACGCGGTGAGGTGCTGGACGCCCTCGGAGAGAACCGGGACGTCACCCGACTGAATCCGACATACGCCACCACCACGCTGCGCTTCTCGATCTCGGAGGCCGTGGCCTTCAATATCGTGATACCGGCAGGGCTGCGCGTGAGTAACGACTTCGAGCGATACTTCCTGACTGACTCCACCGTCGTGCTATACGCCGGAGCGCTCCATGTGGACGTCACCGCCACCGCCGAGAAAGGCGGCAGCGAGTACAACGGGATCGAACCGGGCGACATAGCAAACATTGTGGACGTGTCGGAGGCCCCTCTGATCGACGCCGTGACCAACCTCGGCGAGACGGCAGGCGGCGGCGACCGCGAGGACGACGAGGCCTACCGCGAGAGGATCCGCGAAGCTGAGAACAAGCTCAGCACCGCAGGCCCGGCCAAGGCCTACAAATACTGGGCTCTGTCCGCGAACTCCCGCGTCTCTGACGCCGTGGTGGTGTCTGAGAAGGAAACCCTCACCCGTGAGCTGCCGGTGTACGCCGGGCACGCCTTCAAGGGCGGCGACACTCTGCTGCCCGACACCCTCGTGGTGTATAAGGCGAACGGCACCGAGGCGACAGCTGGTACCGACTACACGGCAGAATATAGCGACGACCTGCTCGTGCTGACTCTCTCCGGTACGCTGGCGAGCGCCAGCACCGTGAAGATCAAGATCGACCGGGACATGCGCGGCCGCGTCAAGATCGTACCGATCTGCGCCGGTGGCGAGATCCCGGACGAGGACGTGCTGGCCGACGTGCTGGCCGCCTGCTCAGCCGACGACGTGCGGCCGCTCACCGATCTGGTGACGGTGGAGGCTCCGAGTGTCCACCTCTACGACATAGAGCTGACATACTACACAACACGGGCGAACGAGTCCAAAGTCATTCAGAACGTGGAGGGATCCGACGGGGCGATCAACCGGTACATTTACTGGCAGGGCTCCACCCTCGACCAAGATATAAATCCGGACGAGCTCAGAAAGCGGATCCTCTCACCAGACTGGGAGGGCGGCCTGGCCGGAGCCACCCGCGTGCTCATAACCCAACCGGAATACGTCGAGCTGGACAGCACGACCGTGGCGAAGTTCTCCGGGAACCTGACCGTGCGGCATGTAGTGAAGGACTAAAGGAGGTGATCACATGGCTGGCATGAAACTGGCCGAGCTCGAATTTTTGCGCCTGCTGCCGTCCTTCATGCGTGACGACGAGGCCGCGATCGCTCTCAGCAAAGCGGTGGACGAGCTCATAGGCGAACCGAGTCGGCGGATCCCCTCGATCCGCACATGGGATCAGATCGACAACCTGAGCGAAGCCGAGTGCGACGAAATGGCATGGGAGCAGGACGTGGACTGGTACGACTCCACCGGCATGAGTCTGGAGGAAAAGCGAGCCACGATCAAGCTTGCGCAGCAGATCAAGCGCAAGCGCGGTACCAAGTGGGCCGTGGAGCGCCTGATCACGGCGTACTTCGGCGAGGGCTACGTCGTCGAGTGGTACGACATGGACGACAGCCCCTACATCTTCGTGGTGCTGACCACCAACACGGCGATCACACCGAAGGGCTACGCGAAGTTCGTCGAGGCCGTCCGATCCGCGAAGAACGAGCGCTCGCACATAGCGGGCGTTTTCTATTTCTGGCCGCAGGGGCCGGATCCCGGCATTGAGTACGCCATGGGGTACCAGTCCCACAAATACGAGTTCAGGAAGGCGGGTACATACCCGCAGGCCGCGACGGTGGGCGCTCTGATGAAACCGAGCGTCGAGACTGAACCAGAGGCGAGCTTCTACCGGTACGGCTACGAAAAGGCCGGGGATCTCACCTGCGGCACCTATCCGCAGCCCGGCACCATAGGTGCAGCCGTGAGGGGCGAGATCGACGCAGCGGGCAAGGCCATGGCCTACGCCTACGGCTTCGAGCGGCAGGCCGGGACATATCCCAGAGCCGGTACCGTCGGCGCTCTGGTAAATAACAAGGCAGCTACAGCTCCGGCGATCGCCTTCGCGGCCTACGGCTTCACGAAATGCGGAACCCGGCGCTGCGGTGAGTAAACGAAAGGAGGCTCGGCATGGCTTATTTTCAAAGCAATTTTATGAGATACCGGAGGCAGCAGTGGCTCCGCTCCCTCGTCTACGTCGAGGCGCAGGCAGGCTCCACATGGTATCGCGGGGACATTAACCAGAAAAAGATCGAGGGCGACAACCTCGTCATTATGGTGACGTTCCCGCAGCTGGACGACCGCGCCGTGATGATCAGCGCGTCCCGTGTGATTGACTCACGCGGAGAGATCGCGGCGTATCAGACGCGCTCGATCTCGAAAGTAGCGGGACAGGGTACCATGATCAAGCTCACAGTCCCGATCTACGAAGTCACAAGCTAAAGGAAGGGGGAACCAGTCACATGTATAACCAGACGAAATGGCTCGACGAAGTGAAGGATCAGGACACCGGCGAAGTCATTCAGAAAGGCACCAACCAAAGCGCCGGGAACTTCAACAACATGGAGAACGGCGTGCAGGACGCCAGCGTCGCAGCTGCCATGCTTCTGATCGCAGCCGGGCAGCTCCAAGCTGCGCAAGCAGTCGAGGAACACAAGGTAACGCTGACCAACAACCAGAGCTACCCGTTCAACAACTCACAGCAGACGATCAGCCTCGACGTGACGAGAACCGCCACGGCCTACACCGTAGACGTGGAGATCGGCGACCACGACGGGGACGTCGGCGACGTCGTGATCAGCGACAAGCTGCTGAACGGCTTCAAAGTACGCTACGACGGTAGCGCCAAGAGCACCACCGTCACACTCAGAATTAAAGGAGGACTCTAAACCATGGCAAACACGAACAAAGTCAAGGTAATTGAAAAGAACGCGGGCCCGAAGATCGAGTACGAGCAGAGCGGCACCCGCCTTTACTTCGGCGACGACGAGATCATGATCAACACCGCGAAGTACCAGAAGGACTGGCCCGTGTCTATTGACATCTGCAAGGGCCACGACGGAAACCTGACAATCGGCACCGAGTCCGCTTCGCGCTATGTGGCGCAAGTGGATATCCCGGCGGCCCAGTATGAGGAAACCACGGAGGGCGAAGGTGAGGACGCCACCACCACCCGCGAGCTGATCCCGCTCAACATGGGCGACGTGACGCTGATCCTCTGGAGCATTGACTAAGAAAGGAGCACAAAACAATGGCAAATTTTGATCTCACCAATCTGGCAGTAAAAACGATCTGCCCGAACAATATCGTGAAGATCGACGAGACGGAGCTCCCCTCTGTCCTCGTCTACATTCCCGCCTTCAAGAACAGCGACGTGCTGACCGGCGGCAACGACAGCACCCACCCGGCCTTTATCGTCAACGGCGTGCAGATCCCCGGCTTCTACTACTCGAAGTACCAGAACTGCGTCCACGAGGGCGTGGCGTATTCCTTGCCCGCCGAAGATCCCGGCGTAAACGTCAACTTCGACACCGCTCGCGCACGCTGTGAAGCAAAAGGTAACGGCTGGCACCTCTCCACAAACGCAGAATGGGCCGCGATCGCCCTCTGGTGCAAAAAGAACGGCTTCCAGCCCTACGGCAACAACAACTACGGCAAGGACACGAGAGAGTCCAACTACAAGGCGATCCCGACCTATAAGGACGGCACCGGGAAAACATGCCGCGTAGCTACTGGCACTGGCCCGCTCACATGGAGCCACGACAAGACCATGGCCGGTATCTGGGATCTGAACGGCAACGTCTGGGAATGGCAGGGCGGCATTCGCCTTGTATGGGACGAGCTCCAGATTCTTGCGAACAATGACGCAGCGGATCCCGACAACCCGCAGAACGCTTCGAGCACCTGCTGGAAAGCGATCAACGCCTCCGACGGATCCCTCGTGGAGCCTGAGTGCCACACCACAGACGCCTCCGGCGTGCTGACCGGCACCACTGTTCGCCTCGACTGGGTGAGCAACAAGTGGCAGTACAGCAACGCGATCACAAACCTGCAAAGCGACCACAAGAGCTGCCTGTTCGGGGACGTCACCTGCTCCGCTGCAATCGGCGACGCGGTGAAGATCCTGCTCAGATCTCTGGCCCTGCTGCCGGACGAGGGCGCGACCGCTGCCGACTACGAAGGCGACTACGTGTACTGGAACCACGGCGTAGCCGAGCGCTGCGTGTCTCGCGGGGGCGGCTGGAGCCACAGTGCGGACGCTGGCTTGTTCTCTCTGGCCGGCCCTACCCGCTCGCACTCGGCCCCGACGCTCGGCTACCGCTCTGCTTATATCCCGAAAATCGGATAATCTGGCAATCTGATAATCTGGCAGGGGCGGCCCACCAAAGCCGCCCCTCCGCTTTTACGAGGTAAACAAACACATGGACACGCTACAACTGAGGCAGCGGATCGTCCGCTCCATGATCCGGGTAAACGAACGCACAAACAACATGCGCAAGCCTGAGAAGTTCGTCTACCGGGAGAAAATGGCAGCCGTTTACATGGACATGCTGGAGCTCTGCATAGAGGCCAACCGCTCGCGCGGGGAAACCCGGCGCAAGCTCCAAAGCAAGATGGACACAAAGCTGGACGTGCTGCGCTCGCTCGTGGACACGGCGGTAAGCCCGGAGGATCGGCTGATCTCTCCGGGGCTGCACGAAGTCTGGAGCAAAGAACTGAACGAAATCGGGCGTATGCTCGGCGGGTGGATCAACTCGAACGAGTAAAGCCCGTGGGGGGGATATGCCGAAAAAAAGGAGGCGCTGCGTGTATCGCGGTGGCGCCTGGAGCGGCGGTGCGGCCGCTGGCTTGTTCTCTCTGCGCGGCGGCTATGCCCGCTCGAACTCGGGCACGCACGTCGGCTTCCGCTCCGCTCTTGCCTTATTTGTTAGGCCTGCGGGCTACGGCTCGGCAGGAACACCAAGGCAAAAGGGGTATATCTCTCGGCTGGCAAAGCCAAAGATTAACGCACGCCGCCAGCCGGACAACCGGGACGACGTGCACACCGCGCAGACTGGCCGTTCTCTGCGTCAGAGTGAAGGGCCGCCGGGGCGCTATGGCGCGGTAGCCATAGGCAGTCCGGTGACACCGAGGATTGTCACACGCGGGCCAATTTTTTGATCATTAAGGAGGGCGATCATATGGAGGAAACGAAAGGACCGTCCCTTCTGGAGCGCATATACTCGTGGGAAAATCTTCTCGACGCATACCACGAGGCAGCAAGCGAGAAATGGTACCGCGACGACGTGACGGCCTTCGCCGCTAATTTGGAGGAAAACCTGATCAGCATACAGAACGACCTCATGTGGCGCACCTATAAGGTGGGCCGGTACCGGGAGTTTTACGTCTACGAACCGAAAAAGCGCCTGATCATGGCGCTGGGCTTCCGGGATCGTGTCGTTCAATGGGCCATTTATCTGCAAGTAAACCAGCAGCTCGACAATGGCATGATCTACCACAGCTACGGGTGCAGAGTGGGAAAAGGTACCACCAGAGCAGCCAACAAGCTCCAAGACTGGTGCACGCTCGTGGGCCGCAAGGCTGAGCGCTGGTACTATCTGAAGCTGGACGTTTCAAAATATTTTTACCGAGTAGACCATAGCGTCCTACTCGGTATTTTATCGCGCAAATACCCGAACGAGGACGGCTTTCTCTGGCTCATGCACGAGATCGTCGAGTGCGACCACACACCGTTCGGGCTGCCTCCGGGGCTCAGCGCGGACGAGGTTCCACCCTCCGAGCGGACTGTTCGATGTAGGTATGCCGATCGGCAACCTCACCAGCCAGCTGCTCGCGAACGTGTGCCTCAACGAGCTGGATCAGTAATAAAGCACGAGCTCCGGACGCACTTTTACGTCCGGTACATGGACGACATGGTGCTGCTGCACCAAGACGCCAAGACGCTGAACGAGTGGCGCGTTCTGATCGAGGACTACCTCAACAACGTGCTGCACCTCGAACTAAACAGCAAGACGGCGCTCGGCGTGGTACTGCGCGGGATCACCTTCGTGGGCTGCCGGATCTATCCGGGCTACCGGAAAATGACGCCGAAGTCAGTCAAGAAAATGAAGGCCCGTATGCGCTACACAGCGAAGGAATACGAGGCCAGGCTGATCGACTTCGACGCAGCGGACGCCACCATGCAGAGCTACTTCTGGCTCATGGGCCATTGTGCCACTCACGGGCTCCAGAAATGGATCACCGAAAATATAACACTAAAACGCAGAGACGCGGCACCATAGCCGCGCGAAGGAGGACAAGCCATTGGAAGAAATCATTCTCGCCGTTTTACCCTCGGCAATAACCGCTTTTTGCTTCTGGCTCATTGAGCACCGGATCCAGAAGGCGGCCGAGAAAAGAGAAAAGGGGGAAGCGGAACGTTGCAAGAAGCAGGAGGAACGCGAAAAGCTCCGCGAGAAGAACGAGCTGCTGCTCGTCCAGAGTGTAGGGGCTGCGATCGCACTCGGAGAAGCCACGGCCAGAGCCGTGCAGCGGATCCCAGACGCACACTGCAACGGGGACATGCACGCCGCGCTGGAATACGCGGCGCAAGTCAAACACGAGCAGAAGGAGTTCCTGACAGCGCAAGGCATAGGCTCCCTCTACGACTGAAAGGAGGCGCACCCATGGAGGAATACATGGACGGCATGACGCCGGGCACAGATCCGCAGGAACAAGCCGAGAAGATCCAGCAGCTCACAGAGCAGAACCAAGAACTCCGGCGACAGCTTCACCAGCTGAGGCAGGCCGAGAAGCTACGCAAAAAGGTGGAGTTCTCGAAGCTCATTTTCGTGGGCGTCAGCGTGCTGACCGTCTCGATCGTCGTCTTTTCCTGCTACATGATCAGGGTAACAATGGACACCGGCCCGCTGGCCTACCTGATCCCGGCGGTATTCACAGAAATGGCCTCGGCTACCGGCTTTTACTACTGGAAGGCCAAAGCCGAGAACAAGATCAAACTCATGGCGCTGACCGGCACCAAGCCGGAGGCGTCGAACTTCGACATGATGTAAAGGAGGTACGCTATGGCACTGACAGGCGACACCACAGAGGCAAAAATCTGGAACTATTGCAAGGCCAAAGGCCTGAACGACTACGGCGTCGCGGGGCTCATGGGCAATCTCTGCGCAGAGAGCGCCCTCAACCCTAAGAACCTGCAAAACAGCTACGAGAGAAGCCTCGGCTACACGGACGACAGTTACACCGCAGCGGTGGACTCCGGGGCCTACGACAACTTCTCGAAGGACTCGGCAGGCTACGGCCTCGCCCAGTGGACATACTGGAGCCGCAAGGCGGCCCTGCTCACCTATGTGAAGGGCCTCGGCAAGTCCGTGGGCGATCTGGAGGCCCAGCTCGGCTTCCTGTTCAAAGAGCTGACTGAGGGCTACACCTCGGTGCTCAGCGTTCTGAAATCGGCCACCAGCGTGCGGCAGGCGTCGGACGCGGTGCTGCTCAAATTCGAGCGCCCGGCTGATCAGAGCGCGGCCGTGCAGGCCAAGCGGGCCAACTACGGCCAGACATACTACGACAAGTACGCCGGACAGTCCGGCAGCACTCAGGAAGGAGGCAACACCGTGAGTACTTCGGCAGGCAACGCACTTCGCCAGCATGTGTGCGACATTATGAACAGCTGGGTGGGATCCACGAGAGGCGACGCAAAGCACCGCGAGATCCTGAGCATTTACAACAACCACAAGCCCCTCGCCAGAGGCTACGCCGTGCAGGTGAACGACGCCCACTGCGCCACCACTACCAGCGCGGCCTACATAAAGGCCGGGATCGCGGCCTACACCGGGACAGAGTGCGGCGTCCAGAAGTATATCGAGATCGCCCAGAGTAAGGGGATCTGGACAGAGAACGACGCCTACGTCCCGAAGAAGGGCGACGCCTGCGTCTACGACTGGGACGACAACGGCGCGGGCGACAACAGAGGATCCGGCGACCATATCGGCATTGTCACCGAGGTGAACGGCACGAGCTCGTTCGTGGTGACTGAGGGCAACATGGGCGGCGGCAAGGTAGGCAAGCGCACCATGCAGGTGAACGGCCGGTATATTCGCGGCTTTATCACGCCGGACTTCGACGCGATCGCGAAGGCGATCGGCTACAAAGGCGGCGACACCGGCAGCACTCAGCAGCCTGCTGACGAAACCACCGGCGAGATCGTCTACACCGTAAAGAGCGGCGACACCCTCTCCGGGATCGCTGCCAAGTACGGCACCACCTACCAGAAGCTCGCCGAGTACAACGGGATCCCGAACCCGAACGTGATCAGCGCCGGCCAGAAGATCAGGATCCCCGGCACCGGCTCCAGCACGGCCCAGAAACCGGCAGACGCCACGCCGAGCGCCGGCCTGAGCTTCAAAGTGGGCGACAAGGTGAAGTTCACCGGCTCCACCCACTACACCAGCGCGAACGCGGTCACCGGCAAGAAGGCCAATGCCTGCGAAGCGAAGGTGACGCAGACCTACAACGGCAAACACCCGTACCACGTCGTCGGCGATAACGTGCACGGCTGGGTAGATGCCAAGGACGTGCAGGCGATCGGTAGCTCTGCGAAGTCTGCCGAAACCCTCGCCAAAGAGGTGATCGCTGGAAAGTGGGGCAACGGCTCCGACCGCAAGGAGCGACTGACTGCTGCGGGCTACGACTACACAGCAGTGCAGAAGAAAGTCAACGAGCTGCTGAGCTGACATGCTCGCAGCCCTCGCAAATTTAGCGCTGGTAGTCGTAGGGCTGGCGCTGACAATATTCTGGATCCACGCCCTCGTAAACTGGGACGGGACAAGGCCGTGCAGCCCGGAGGACTGCGAGCACTGCCCGTTCCCCCCATGCGAGGACAAACCAAAACGAGAAGGAGATCAAGAAAATGAGTGACGCACTGAACCAGATCCTCGTCGCCTGCGTCCCGGTGCTCTGCCTGCTGATCACAGCGGGCGGGGCCTATGCCGTGGCACTGCTCAGGCGCGAGACGACCAAGATCGAGAAGCAGCTCGACAATGAGACGGCGGCCAAGTACATGACCATGGCGAGCGAGGCCGTGGCTCAGGCCGTCGCCTTCACCTCGCAGACCTTCGTCGACACCCTGAAAAAGCAGGGGGCCTTCACGAAGGAGAAGCAGCTCGAAGCCTTCCAGAAGTCAAAAGACAAGGCACTGGAGATCCTGAGCGACACGGCAGTGGCCGCCCTGACTGAGATCTACGGCGACCTCGACGCATGGCTCGACACCAAGATCGAGCAGGTGTGCAGAGAGACGAAGCAGCTCAGCGACAAAGAGAAGGCCGACAGCGCAGCCACAACGGCAGCGGCTACGGCCGCCACGATCGCCACGGCTGCGGTGCAGCAGATCGCGGCCGCAGAGGGCCTGCTGCCTGCTGCGGATCCCGGCGACAAGTAAAAAAGCCCCGCAGGGCCGTCAGAATGGCCCACAGAACGACGAAAGAGCCCGGAGGGTATAAACCTACCCACCGGGCCCTTTTGCGCTTCCTGCGCGTCTATTTTTTGAATTTGACCACCACGGCGACCACCTTCTCAAAGAAGTAGAGCGTTCGTTTTCCTGTGTTCAAATTCGGCTTATCTAGTGCGGGAAATGGGACTTGAACCCACACGGCTTGTGGCCACTAGATCCTTAGTCTA